ACGAGATGACGCGAAACTTTACTCCAAGGAAACTCTAGATCTCCTTAACAGTATATAGGATTTTACTCATGGCATACGCAGATACAACACACACCATAGAATCATCCTTAGACATAGACGTAACCATTCACGCCATAATAAACCCAGTTCTCTTCGCAGGAGATCTAATAAATCCTCCGGAATACCCTCACGTAGAATCCATAACAATTAAACTAGGAGAACTAGACATAACAGAAGAAATAGGAGATCATCAGAAAGCACGATTTGAAGACGACATATTAGCAGACTTCTTAGAAAGGTCTTCCAATGAATAACAGCCATAATAATTCTGACAACCTTGACCCTAAGATATGGGCTTCAGTTATAAAATCTAAAGCCTTAGAGTCCGAAGCATCACTACATCTCTTCTACGATTTCCACAAAGATGATCCAGAAGTAGTGATATTAAAAGACGTACTCGCTCAACGCATAACAAAAAGTCCACGTGACGTAATGCACTTAATGCTCATAACACTTTTACAAATAATCAGCTCAGACAACTTAGATACTTGGAATGGAGATTCAGATATATGAAAGCCGGAATATATCCAGACGAGCGTGTAATCAAAGTAGACAACTACGCACTAAGCGAGTACAGAACCTGTCCACGAAAGTTCCAACACAGAATCGGTGAAGCCTTAGTCCCTGGCGGCTTCACCTTAACCCCAGATCAAATCAAAACTCCAGATTCCCCACTACTCTTCGGCATAGCAATCCACCAAGCCTTAGACGCACTCTTTATGATGGAGGACATAGATCTAGCAGTAGCCACATTCTTAAAGGCATATCAACCTGTACCAGAAGACACTAAACGTACTCCAGGTCGAGGCGTAAGGCTCATAGAAAACTACGCTAAGCGTTGGCAAGATGAAGACAACACTCTCGACACAGTGCAGAGTGAACTATACTTCGAGTTTGAACTCGGTACAGTCCTAGTCCAAAACGAAAAATGGGCCATAATGTACGGAGGTCTCATAGATAAGATTCTATCCCGTGAAGACAAACTCTTATGCATGGACCACAAAACCTCAACATGGGAGTCACAATACCTAGTACCTTCTCACCAGTTAAGTAACCAATTCATCGGCTACACATGGGCTTGTCAGCAAATACCAGAATACCATAAATGCAACAACTTTATAGCAGACATCTTATTAATGAGCCCTAAAAACGATAGTTTCTATCGTAGTGAACTCATGTTCGATTCCTCAGTAATAACTGAATGGACCGTAGGTATCTTAACCACCTGCCAGAGTATCCTATACATGTACTGCAACGAATTCTTTCCTATGTACGGTAAAGACGCATGTACATCATGGAATCGTTTGTGCCCATATTTCGACATTTGTGGCGCGAGCCATGACTTCCGCTCCACCGTTAAGGGAACACAATACTCCAAATTAACTTGGGACACCTCAGCCCGCTAGAAAGGTAGTAATAACATGATAAGCACTACACCCGATTATTGGGATTGTGAGTGTACACACGCGTATATACATACGAAAAAAGACCCTGTATGTATTATCTGCCATGCTACGTCAGATGAATCTCCAGATTCACATGTAAAAGAAGTCACTCACAAACAAAAGGATCTTTAATTATGCCACAACACATAGATATGGCAACCAAACGTAAAGACGCCCCTAAGAAAACACTCATATACGGCGATGTCGGTAGCGGGAAAACCTACTGTCTTCGTACGTTACCTGAGCGTGCTTTACCCGCCTTCATCATAGACATAGACGAAGGCAGTGAAGCCCTAGAAGGAGATTTTGTCGAAGGTACATTCCGAGGCATAATTCCTGATAGACTCGAAACCTCCAAAGGAAAAGAGAAACCAGTAGCATACGTACAAATCAAAGACGCACTACAACGTATCCATAAAACCGATCCTGAGCTTCAACCTAAAACTATAATCGTAGACTCTATGACTCGCCTTTACGGTTCTATCATGGATTACACTATGGCATCTAACAACAAACCATTAGACAGCGCACCTACACAACCCGACTACGGCATTGCAATGCGTTTAACCATAAAGTTCGTTGAAGCATTAATAATGATGCAGAAGAACTTAGTAATCATATGTCACGAGGACTCTAAAGAAAACGAAACAACAGGCATAGTAAAAATAGTCCCATCACTTACGGGTAAGCTCGCTGGTATAATCCCATCATATTTCGACTACGTACTTCATGCCACCGTCAAAGGTCGAGGAGACAAGGCATCATACATATGGCAAACCCGTCCCAGTGGAGTTTACACAGCACGAGTACGCAACCCTAACCTTGACCCTGAAATGCCGCAGAACTTCGACACCTTACTCCCATGAACCCTAAGAAAGACTTTAACCTTCTAGGTAACATCAACAAAGGGTATGCTAAAATGCCTGAGCCAGAAACAATATATTTACCCATATCAGAAGATGACGGATATACTCTACAAAAAATAATAATTAATAATTTAGACAAAGCTAAAGCTAGCGGATTCACAGAACTAAGCGAAGTCTTAACTCGTGTTAATATCGCGCTTCAGCACAGCTTGTCGATAGCTACAGAGAAAGGAGAACATCGAGCGCGACATTAACTTTTATTATATCGACATACATTAAGCACTATCACATAACTACCATAAACCATAAGGACACATTAACAATGAGTGAATTATATCAAGACCTACAGTTTGGCAGTCTCGAAAAAGAGAAGAAGAACCTAGAGCGTAGTCTCGAAGCCGGTGAGTACGAACTGACGTTTAGCCGTTGGGCCTACAGAGAGTCCCGTGCCTCTGAAAAACCCGGCATAAACTTCGAGTTCAAAGTCATTAACAATGAAGATCCCGATACCAACGGCTTCACTGTATTTCACTGGTGCTCGTGGGGTACATTCTTCTTCAACCAGGCCATTCTAGCCATATTCGAAGACAAACTCCGTGAACTCGATTCTATGGACCCAGATAGCACCGAGTACGAAGAAGCCAAGCTGGACTTGAACTTTCTCAATATCCAAGAAGACATTTGCCCGGACTTGGACGAGGCCATCGGAAATGAAGTTAAGGCTAAGATCAAGTCAGAGGAATGGAAGAACGAATCCACCGGATCGTCTGGTGTAAGCACTAAGATAGAGAAGTTCATTATATAACCCTAGAGGCGGGCAGGGAGACTTAGCACTCTCTTTGCCCGCCTTTTTATCTCTATAGGACTCCAACGCATGGAAGATTCCATAACTCTTCTAGATCCTGAAGCCATTATAGTTCCTGATAACCGTCAACGAAAAGAATTTCCACACCCTAAGCTTCAAGAGTTAGCCGCGAGTATTTACGAAATAGGCCAGATCCAACCTATAGTAATAGACGAGAACTATGTATTAATCGCAGGCGAGCGTAGACTCAGAGCATTAAAGTACATTCGTAATAACCCAAAGTCATATCACAACGCAAACTTCGATCACGTAAAAGTATCCATAATAACTCCCACAGATGACTGGCATCGGCACGCTATAGAACTACAAGAAAACATCAAACGTGAACCTTTAACTCCAGCTGAAGAATCTCGTGCAGTAGACGAATACGAGAGACTCATGGAAAGTCGTAAAGGTAAACAAAAACGCGGTAAAGGTGCATCCGAAGGGGGCCACTCACAAAAAGACACAGCTCAGGATCTAAACATGTCTGAGGCAGCTGTAAGTGATCACCGTAAAGTAGCCCGAGTCCTAGACATAGCCGCGCACATACCAGAACTAGAAGGCTTAGAAGAAGAGTCCTCACGCAGTGGTATCCTAGGTAAATTTAAAGCCTTCAAGATAAAAGAACTCCGAGAAGAAATAGCACGTAGAGCTATGGAATCCCACCGTAGTGATGTAGCAGACATTGCGTTTTGTCAAGATGCCTTAAAATTCCTACCCACCTTACCAGAAGAATCAATAGACCTAGTACTAACAGACTTACCATATGGCATAGACGTATTTGATTCCTTAACACTAGATAAGTCTAGCCACGGTACTCAATGGCATGACACTCCAGAAGACATTGAAAAATTCGTCCACGAGCTTATACCTAAGCTATACTTAGTACTTAAGCCTAATGCTCATATGTGGATCTTCTGCTCATGGACAGAAAGCTTTTGGATCGAGAGAGTATGCGCTAAGATGGCAGATTTAGCCTTCGAATACCCGCCTTGGATATGGAATAAAGTAATCTCCACTCCGTCTATTAATGGAGCCGCAGCAGGAGATCAAACACATGAGCACCTATGCCACTTACGTAAAGGCACTGTAACTATGCCTGAGCGTCTAGGCCCAAACC